TGCTCTTCCGATCTCTTGCATGTGTAATTACGATAGGTTCAACATTAGTGAATCCACCTGTAATTGCATCAAATTCATAAATACCCCACGTTGTGTTTGTTGTATCTAACCAATATGTGTTGTCAGCTGGAGCTCCGTCTGGACGAGAAACTTGTCCAACAAAACTAGCTAAATCAACATCAGCACGTAAAATATAACAACGGTTTGTTGAACCTAATAATGAGTAAGCAGCTAGCAAACCATATTCGTTTAATTCATACCCGTGAATTGGAGTACCATTCGTTGTCTTGTAAAAGAACGGTGTACCAAATAATGTAACTAGATCACGCTGACTTGTTACTTGATACAACTTGTTAGCGTTTGCCGCTGTTGTTCCAGCCGCAATTGCTGTACCGGATGCGTCTGCTTTGTTTTGTGCTGTTGCTAATACCAACAACGGGACTGAGTTTGAGGCTGCTGGTAAATATTGACTTTGGTCAACTATTGATACTTCTACGCCTGGTGATGCTAGTGCCATTTTAAATTTCCTTTAGTTATGATTTTGAGGGTTAACGCCCTGTTCGTATTAATATTTATGCTATATGCAAAAAAATCATTGGTTACGGAACCTTCGAAGGCTTGATAAATAATACAATGAGACCTATATGCAAACTATGTAATAAAAATCATTCGGCTATTAATTATAAACGAGCTGGAATTACTCATTATAGAAGTATATGTGATGACTGTGGTAAAAAAAAGCCAAAAGATAAAGTGAGAGTCCAATCTTGGGCAAAGAGTGGATACAAGAAAAAAGCCACATGTGACTTATGCGGCTTTAAAAGTACATATTCAACACAACTAACTGTGTTTCATATTGACGGAAATTTAGAAAATAATGTGTTTACTAATCTACGTACAATCTGCTTAAACTGCATTGAAGTAGTAAAAAGAAAAGATGTTAATTGGCGCAGAGGTGATTTAACTGTTGATTATTAATTCAACTTGTTTATATAAATCATCAATAGATCCATCATTGTTTAAATAATGATCATAATCTAAACCAACACTACTATATTCACTTGCATGAATTTTTAATTTGTCTAGCAGGTTTTTACTTGTAGCCCACATTGGATTACCATTTGGTCCTCGATTATAGTGTTCAGCATAATGGCACCAATCTGGATCAGTTCCTCGATTAACTCTTATAGTAATTCCACCTGCATTTTTAATTGCTTTAACTTCATTTGCAAATCTGCAATCTGAAATAACAACATTATCTTGACTAGTAAGTAATTTATGTTCTAGTGCTGCTATCCAAATATCGTCATGGAATCCTCTACGACATACTTCTGTACCCCAATACTGTAAAATATATCTTGGTGTAAGGTCTGGTATATCTAACCTCGTTGACCACCATGGATCAACTTGTTCACGCCATTCTCTGCTATATGTGGTGTTACCCTCAAGCAATTCTCGGTCCCAACCAAAAACTTTTGCTACAGCATCTTTCAAACTGTTTGCAAAACTTTCTTTTTTAAATCCGTGAAATGTTGTAAGATAATTAGCAATTGTATCTTTGCCCGACCCTATTAAACCGGTCACACCTATGATTTTTGTCATTGAACTCTCCTGTATACTGTATTATACTATAAGAGTATTACAAAAGTAAATGATTAGGTTAACCAATAATCCATGTCAATGGTTGTGAATAATCAACGTAACGTTTGAGGTCTTCTATTAACATAGCTTGCATTGCAACACCTTCTGCTTTTAGTTGAGCACCATTCAAACTTGTTCCTCCACTAGGACCTGCAATACTTCCAAATTTCTCACGAGCTTCACCTAATGTTAATTTTAATTGGCTAAGTGTCCAATCACCGATCCAAACACCTGCACCCGGATCTTGCAACAAAACTACTTCAGGTTTCTGTACATCAGCCCAAATTAACATCTGTTCGCCCTGACCTTTTGGATCACGAACTAATTTGATTTCTTTTGTTACTGGATTGAATGTATAGATTACATAACCACCAAACATACGTGCGGCTAACTCAATGTATTGTGCATAAAAATCATAAGTGGCTAATCCACCTGCATAGTTGTAATTGAGCAAATATGTATTGAGAATAGCACTAGAAAATGGATCGAATGAACTTGCGGCTGGGCCAGTTTCTAAACCAATGGTTCTACGAAATACTTGTCGTACATTGATAAATTCTTTAGGAAGTGTATATACATTTTGATGAGTATTGATAGTCATCAATGTATAAGATTCTTCGGTGGCATTTTGCGCTCTTTGTCTGTATACTTTAACAGCATAGCTGTAAGCGGCTTCATAATGATCTGGATCCAATTCCAGATCGACAATACCCTCACCCAAACGAAGGCGAAGATTTCTAAATAATTCTTCTTTTAAATCATTTAATGCAGGTTGTTTAATTTCGACAGACATATAGTACTCCAGATATTGTATTTATCTAGGGTACTGGTTTGGTTAAAGATCGCCTTCTTTACGATTTTCACTGTGATAAGGATCAAACTCTCCACCGGGATAACGTGATTCTAATTTCTTAACATTCTCGGCAATAACATCATTGGGATCTAAGTCAAGTGCCCTACAAGCATTAACCCAATACCACATGATATCTCCTAATTCACGTTTCATATGAAAGATATTTTCTTCATTTAAGGGTTTACCTTGAAAGAAAATCTTTTTAGGAATCTCAATAAATTCACCTGCTTCCGCAGACATGCCTAAACATGCAGTTAATAATAAACTAGGATTGATATTTGGACTACCCTCTCGTAATTCAGTAATACGAGGTCCTAAATAATCATAATTATTACTTTCTTTAGATGTAACCGCATCTACAAATTTGCTATACTTGTTTAAATCAATATTCATAGCATCAACCACGCATCAAAAATAAGAACAGTTCCTATAAAAATCTGTATCATTCCATTACTAGGTTGATCAGTTGCCAGTGAATTAACACCACACAATACATTAATTATACCTAATGTGTATCCGATTTTTTTACGATTTTCGGTAAACCAAAATATAACTTTATCAAAATTCATACATAATCCTTAAACATTTTTTTACGTCCTTCTACTCCCAATGTATCATCATAAATCTCTCTAACATGCTGTAACATTACACATGCTAACATTAATAATTCATTTGGATCATCAGTTAAGTGTATAGCCGCTGTAACCGGCTTTGCTATTTCCATCATTCTATCTTGTATTTTATCCATTATTAACCCACCTTTAATATGATCATGTTATCGTTCGACCTACCATTAAACGCTGTACCTACAGCTTTGATCTCGCTAAAAAATTTACGACCTGCCGGTTTACCTAATTTCATAAATTCTTTAAGTTGCTCACCTGGTTTGCGTACAGTCTTTATTTGACTTTTTACACTATCAAATCCTAATATAGTATTACCTTTAATTGTAAATACTTTGCTATATTCATCAGCAATCAAATAAATTAATTTACGAGTTGCAGAGTTGTATAGGTAGCATTCACTAGCACCGTGTAACTTAGTTGGATGCACACTAGTCAATTCTAATTTATTAACTGCATCTTTCAATTCTTTGAGATATTTCAACTTAGATACAATCTTCTCAACCGGGACTGCTTTTTTCTTTCTAGGTGCTTTACTTGCTTTCTTAACATTAATATAACTGTTAAGATCACCTAATACCGATTCAATAAACTTAACTGTATTTTTAAGTTGAGTTTTAGTTAAATGCTGATACCCTTGAATTAGTTGACTATCTTTACCTTCCAGTACATCTTCAAATTCAACTAATTTTCTTTTCCAAATGTCAGCTATCACATAGATATATTGAGGTACTACATTTTTCCTAGCTAATTCGTCCATTGGTCTAAAACTATGATTAGCTTTTGCACCATCGATCATAAAACTATCAAACATACCCTCAAGTTCACCTGCTGCCTCAATTGCTTTTTCACGCAAATAATCTTGAATTGTAGGTCTAGCTACCACTGGTTCTATTTCTTCAGTTTTTGCTACACTAAGATTACTAGATTT